GTCTCTAAGACCTCTAAGAAAGACGAAGCGAAAGCAGAGGACAACTAATCATGGCGATTATCGCGTTCAAGAACGTGCAACTCCTGATCAACGATGTTGATCTTTCGGATCACGCCAACAGCGTCGTCCTCACGTACGAGGTGGAGCAGCAGGATGCAACGGTGATGGGCGGCAATCGCGCGTTCATCGGTGGCATCCAGAACAACACGGTGGAAGTCACCCTGTATCAGGACTTCGCTGCTGGCGAAGTTGAGGCGACGATCTTCCCCCTCGTCGGAACCACAACGGCAATCTCGCTGAAGCCGATCAAGGGCGAGGCGACCTCGGCGACCAACCCGGGCTATTCGATCACTGGCGCGTACCTCGCTTCGCACAGCCCGATCAACGCGACGGATGTTGGCGCAACGTCGCCGATCACGCTGACGTTCACGGGTGGAACACTCGCGAAGAGCACCTCCTGATTAGATAAGCAACAAGTAGAAGGGAACGGCTATGAGAATCCCCCTGACCGTTAAGTTCACCGATGGCACGTCGCACGACGTTGTTGCCGTATTCGCTGACTTCATCATGTTTGAGAAGGAACGGAAGAAGAGCGTCGTTCGGTTTGAGATTGATATGCAACTCACCGACCTCGCTTGGCTGGCGTGGACTGCCATGAAGCGTGAGGGCAAGACTGCGCTGAAGTTCGACCCGGACTGGATCGGAACCGTGGAGATGGTTTCGTCGCGTGAGGAAGAGGCGAACGTCCCTTTGGTCAGTTAGGGCAGGAGTCGCTGCATTGGCGAGTCGCTGCTCTAGCGGTTGAGACAGGTATTGCCCCTCGCGAACTGATAGAGGCTGGCGAGGAAATGATGAACGTCATGGTCGATTACCTGAAATGGCGCAACGAGAAACGTAAGCAACGTCGCTAGTACAATCGCGCCATGACTGTTGAGGTGACTATGGAGAGCGTGGGTTTCGTGGAAACCTTGCGCCAGTTGCGTCAATATGATAAAGAAATGTACAAGCAGATCGTGGCTCGGCTGAAGTCGTCGGCGGATCCGTTGGCTCGGGAGGTCGGCTACTACTTCGGGAACGAGCCTCCGCTTCAGCGGTGGCATACCACCAACGAACGTAAGGGTGAGTCCCGTTTCCCAGGTTGGCGACCTGCGAAGGCTGCGAAGAGCGTGAAGGCTGTGGTCGGCACCAAGCCGATGAAGGATGGCATGGTTGGGATCGTCCGTATCCAGCAGATGGATGGTGCTGGTCAGGTGTATGACTCGGCTGGTTCCGTGGCTGGACCGAACAACAGGTTCGTGAAGAACCTCGACAAACACCGTGCGCGGAAGAGCGTGCAAGGTCGATACCGTTCGCGTGTTCTGTTTCCGCGTACGAAGGAGATCCTGCCTGCGATTGAAGATGAAATCGCTAAGGCGATAGACTCGGCAGACGCGCTGGTTGAGAAGCGCATTAGGTCTGGTAACTAATGGCTCTTGGCGTAAACATATTCTCAGTCTTTGACCCTCGTGGTATTGAGAAGGCGATCAAAGAGTTTGAGCGACTGAAGACGACCTCGGACAAGGTTCAGTTCGCGATCTCTAAGGCTGCGCTACCTGCTGCTGCTGCGTTGGCTGGGTTGGCTGCTGCTGCTGGTTTCGCCGTCAATGCCGCGATCCAGGATCAGGCGGAGCAGGAGAAGCTTGCTCAGACGTTGCGGAACGTTGCTGGTGCTTCCGATCAGGCGATCAAGGCGAACGAGGAATACCTCGCTTCTTTGCAGCGCACGACCACGTTCTCCGATTCGGAGATGCGCCCTGCTCTCGCTGGTTTAGTTCAGGCGAGCGGTGATCTCAGTAAGGCACAACGAGACCTTCGGCTCGCACAAGATATCGCGGTAGCGACCGGGACTCCGCTGATCGCGGTAACCGATGCGCTCGGTAAGGCGTACAACGACAACTTCAAGAGTTTGCGTGCGTTATCGCCTGCCTTGGCGGACAACATCAAGCAAGGTCAATCTCTTGACGAGATCTTCAAGGAACTGGAATCTACCTTCGGTGGTGCTTCGGCTGCTGCTGCTGGCACGGCTGCTGGTCAATTGACGATCCTGCGTAACTCTATTGCTGAGACTGGTGAGGAGATCGGTGCAGCCTTGCTGCCTGCTTTCGCGTCGATCCTCGGTCCAATCAGGGCATTCGCTGAGTTGGCGCAACGGAACGTTCCGCTGACGGTCGCGCTCGGGGTGGCTGTTGGCGTGTTCGCTGCCGCGATCGTAAGCATCAACCTCGCCCTGAAGACGTATGCGATCTTGTCTGCTCTCGCTACTGCTGCCACCGTCGCATTCAATGGTGCGTTGTCGGCTGGAAAGATCGGCTTGATTATCGCCGGTATCTCCGCCTTGGCTGGCGGTGTCGCGTTCCTCGCGTCAAAGATTCGTGGTGCGACGGAGGATACGAACCGTTTCTATGGTGCGCTGAACAACCGCGATGTGTTCACGGCAGCAGGTGACAGGTTCATCAACCTCACGAACTCTGTACTGAAACTAAACGGTCGTCTAGCAAGCACCACTAACCAAGTGGATACGCAGAATCGTCGTTTGGAAGGTTTGGCTGCGCAATACGGTGTCACCTCGTTCTCTGTCGGCAAGTTCATGAGGGATCAGAAGGGTGCTAAAGAGACAGTCAAGACGGTCGCTGAGCAGATCAAGGAATACACTTCCGCGCTGAAGGCGAGCGAGTCTGCTGCCCGTGGTTTCCGTGACGCACAGAAGGGGATCACGCAAGCACAGACTGAACTGCGTACGGCGAACGATGACCTGATCAAGGCGCAGGAAGAGTTCCGTCGTATTACGCAAGGTTTCGGTCGTGACTCGGCGCAGGCAGCGAACAAGCAGGAAGAGATTGACCGCGCCCAACGTGACGTTGAGCGTTCGGCGTACGATGTGGAGCAGGCTGTGTTCGCGGTGCGTGACGCTGAGAAGAAGTTGGCTGAACTGCGTGCCACCCCAGATGCTGACGCTACAGAGATCCGTAAGGGTGAGATCGCGTTGGCTGAGGCGAAGTTGAGTGTCAAGGACGCAACTGATCGTCAGCGTCAATCGACCCGTAGCCTCGCATCGGCGGAGCAGCAACTTGACGAGATCGTGAACGGTGCGAAGGAAGGTTCGGACGCTTACAAGGAAGCGTTGGATGCCGTGAATCAGGCGAAGGCGCGTCAGGTCGATGCGACCGACCGGGTTGTGGCAGCGATTGAGCGTGAGCGCGACGCGATCCGTGAGGTCGCCGAAGCCGAGCAGGAGTTGGACGACCTGCGTAAGAAGATCAGTAAGGAGGCGCAGCGACGTGCGGAGAGCGCGTTCGGGAAGCCCGTAACGACCACGACGACCGCTGCTGGCGGTGCGGTAACTGGTGCCATGACTGGTCTTGCACCTGCTTACGCTGGCGCTGCTGCTGTCGGTGCGATTGACCCGACCTCGTTCTTTGACGTTACTGGCGGTGCTGGCGTGGCGAACGAGTTTAATGTGACGATCAATGCGGGCATGGGCGCGGATGGTGCGACGGTCGCCCGTGAGTTCGTCGATTACTTGAAGCAGTACGAGCGTGTGAACGGCTACATCCCGATCACCGTTGAGGGAGTCGTGGCGTAATGCCGACAACCTTGCCTTGGGGTGAAAGCCTCACGGTGCTCATGGAGTTGGGCTTCCCCGTGAACGAGTTCACGTTGGACTCGGCGACGCTCGGCGTACTTGACGACGACTACCTTGACGGGACGCTGCTCGGTGACGACGTTTCCGCGCTTGTGAAGAGCATCAGCATTACCCGTGGTCGGAGCGACCAGTTGCAGCAGTTCACGGCAGGGACGTGCTCAATCGTCCTGAATAATAACGATCGACGGTTTGACCCGATCAACGAATCGTCTCCGTACTGGAATCCGCTAACGAATAAGTCAGGTGTTACACCACGTCGCAAGGTGACCGTGAAGCTTGGTACCGAGACGATCTTTCAGGGACGGATCACGGATATCGACCTGTCGTATGCGACGGGCAAGACGAGCGACCTGTCCGACGTTGTGATCAACTCGGCTGACGATTTCGTGCTTCTCGCCAACACATCGACGGAGGCAGACCTCACGCCGGCTACGGAACTATCGGGCGCACGACTGAACTATCTGCTGAACCTGCCAGAAGTGAACTACTCCGACCCGACGAACATCGATACCGGAACAGCGACTCTTGGGAACTATGTCATCCCAGAGAACAGCAACGTCTTGTCCTATGCGCAAGATATTGCGGAAGCAGAGCAAGGTCTATTCTTCATTGCCCGTGATGGCACCCTGACGTTCACAGATCGGGTATCTGCAGCATTCGCGTCCTCGGTCGCAGACTTCTCAGATGATGACGGTTCCGGGATCAAGTATCAGGCTCTCTCGGTGCTTTACGGGCAGGAGTTCTTGTACAACAAGGTGATCGCGACGGCTCAGGGTGGTACTCCGCAGGTAGCCGACGACGTGGCGAGCCAGACGGAGTACGGGATATCGACGCTCAATCTGTCGGATCTGTTGTTGGCTACGGATGCTGCTGCGCTCACGCTGGCGAACGACCTGCTTGACCTGTACAAGGAACCGACCTACCGCTTTGACAACATGGTGGTTCTGGTTTCCGCCCAGTCGGCTGGTGACCGCACGACCCTAAACCAGTTGGAGTTGGGCGATACGATCACGGTGGAACGGAACTATCAGGGTGGAACACCGGCGACCGTCAGCAGGTTCCAGAGCGTGGAACGGATGACGCGACTGCTTACCCCGAACTTCCACCGTCTGGAAGTAGCGATGGCGGATGCCTACATCCTGTATCCCTTCACGCTGGACGACGCTACGTTCGGCGTGATGGACAGCAATAACGCATTGACCTGAGATAAGATAGGAGAACTATGGCAGGCGCAGGTGCGAAACTCTTCGTAGCAGGCACGATCCTGACGGCAGCGCAGGTGAACACATACCTGATGGATCAGACGATCATGCGGTTCGCGACCACAGCGGCGCGTGACGCAGCGTTCGGTGGTGCTGGGGAGCCGACGCTCGCCGAGGGTATGTTCTGCTACATTGACGCAGACGACAGCCTCTACTACTACGATGGTTCCGCTTGGCAACCGTTCTCGGCTGGCGCAGACGTTCTTCAGGTTCAGGTATTTAGTTAGGAGTCGATGTGGCAACCTTTAGCAAACTCACGTTCTCTGGCTCTACGGATGGTCGTCCGATCAAGGTCGCTGCCACGTCGTCTCCTGGAACGACGATCCACACGGGTTCCGCGACCGCAACCACCTACGACGAGGTGTGGATCTACGCTATGAACACGGATACGACAGCACGGAAACTGACGGTTCAGTTCGGTGGCACGTCCTCACCTGATGACGAGATCGAGGTGACGATCCAGCCCGAGGCTGGTTTGGTGACGATCGTTCCCGGTTTCCCGATCAAGGGCAACGCAACTCCGCTTGTGGTGCGTGCTTTCGCTGCGACCACGAACGTCATCACGATTCACGGATTCGTTAATCGTATTGAGGCTTAGTTATGGCAACTGCTAGAAGGCAGATTGGCTACGTATCGACGCTCATCACGGAGAGCGTTCCTCTCATGTCGTATGGTACGGCTACGGGTGGAACGTCGTCGTCTATCACGGTCAGCGGAGTGAACTACACGCTGCTTACCTTCACGTCATCTAGCACGCTCACGGTGACGAAGGAAGGTCTGTTCGACGTCATCGTCTGCGGTGGCGGCGCAGGAGGCGGTCGAGGACTTGACGCCAACAATCGTGGCGGTGGTGGTGGTGCAGGCGGGATTATGGAAGAAACCGTCTATTTGGACGCGAATCAAACAGTCACCATTGGGGCAGGTGCGGCGCAAAACACGCCGGGGACTGGTTCATCCGTCGGTGGACTGCGTGGAATCGCAACTGCTGGTGGTGGTCACGGTGCTTATGAGCCTGATTTTCAATCGGGTGCTGGTGCGTCTGGTGGCGGTGGTTCGCGCGGAAACGCAACGACTGGCGGTGCATCGTTCAACAACGCGGTGAGTGGTCATGCTGGCGGCGCAGGTAGTGGTGGAACACCAAACGGTGGCGGTGGCGGTGGCGGTGCTGGGGCTGCTGGTTCGGCTGCTTCTGGAACTACTGGCGGTGCAGGCGGAACTGGGTACGACGTTTCGGCGTTCATCGCTGGTAGTTCATTGTTCAAGTGTGGTGGTGGTGGTGGTGGTGGAACTACTGGTGGTGCTGGTGGTAGCAGTGTCGGTGGTGCTGGTGGCAGCGGTACGGTTGGCGGGTCTGCTGCCGCAAATACTGCATCGGGTGGCGGTGGCGGTGGTTCTTCTTCCAATGGCGGCTCCGGTGGTTCTGGCATTGTCTATGTGAGGTTCAAGGTATGACTCGTTCTTACATGGGTTATGTTTCGTCGCTGACACAGAACACTTCTTATGCGTATGCCGATGCCCAGTATCAGACAACTTTGTTCACTACGGCTGGCGCGAATAACTGGACTGTTCCTGCTGGCGTTGAGTACGTAATCGCGCACATGATTGGCGGTGGTGGCGGAACACAGCAGGGTGCGACTGCTGGTGGAACAGGTGGGACATCTTCTGTCGCATTCGCTGGTGGCACAGTTACAGCACTCGGTGGCAATCCTTATGGCACGACCGATACGAGTTCTACGAACGTGCAGACGAATAAGACTGGTGTGAACTATGGCGATGGCGCGATGATGTCGAAGTTCGGCGGAAACTTAGTGCTTCTTACTATGTCTGGTCGCGGTGCATATGTGGTGGCTGGCGGTGCTGTTACGCCAGGAGCAACGCTTGTGGTAACTGTCGGTGCTGGTGGCACGGCTGGAACAGGTGGTTCCGCAGGTAAGCAGGGAGTTGTATGGCTGGAATATGCAGCAGGTGGAAAGCGTCGCATTGAAACATTCAAGACGAGTGGCACCTTTACTCCCCCAACAGGTGTCAGTTATGCGACTGCGTACATGCGTGGCGGTGGTGGTGGTGGTGGTTTGGATGGTGCGAGCGATGGCGGTGACAGTAGCGTTGCATTCGCTGGTGGAACCATTACCGCTGAGGGTGGTTCTAGTTTGCTGACTGGTCGTGGAACACCAACTATTAGCGTTCGCGTCAGCGGTGCTGCGAATAGTGGTGAACCTGTCAGGTGTATGGCAGCGACGACCAGCAACTATTGGGTTGCAGATGGTCGTCCGTCAGATTGGCTCGTTGCTAGTGGTGCTGTTACCGCAGGTGTAGGTATTACTGTGACTGTCGGTAGCGGTGGTTCTGGGGACGCTGGTGCTACTGGCGGTAGCGGTCTTGTCGTAATGGAGTACATGCTGCCATGAGCGATTCGGTTTACGGTCATGTAATTGACGACGTTTGTGTGAACGTTGTTGTTGCCAGTGCGGAATGGGTAGCGCAGCAGCCCGATACTTGGATTCTTTCTACTGCGGAGAATCTGGCATGGAAGGGTGCGGTGGTGACAGATGGGATCTTTGAGCCGTTGCCTTCTGCACCGTTGATGGGAGAATAGTTATGGCACACTTCGCACAGATCAACGATACGAATGTTGTTACGCAGGTCATCGTCGTATCCAACGATGACTGTGGCGGTGGCGACTTCCCGACCAGTGAGCCTGTCGGTCAGGCGTTTATCGCGTCGTTGGGTTTGACGGGGACGTGGTTGCAGACCTCGTATCATGCGAACTTCCGTGGCGCGTATGCTGGCATCGGTTTCACGTATGATGCGGAACTTGATGAGTTCGTCGCGCCGGTCATCCCTGAGCCTGAGGCGTAAGTTTCGCGCGGTCATCTTCGCGCCTGCTGCGGTTCTCGCTTGGTTCGCGCCGGCTTCAGCGCAATCGACTATTGCTTGGACGTGCCAATCGGATACGTCGTGGCAGATGTTGCAGCCGATAGCCGACTATCAGGCTGGTAAGTATCCGTCTTGGCAGGATTGTGAAGCGTGGCGGAACGGTGATCCGGGGGCGGATTACGTTTGGTCGTATGGTGCTTCCGTAGCGACGACCACGACGACGTTGCCAGAAACCACTACCAGTAGTAGTACGACGTTGCCTGAGACCACTACCAGTAGTAGCACTACGACGACGACGGTTCCCGAAACGACGACGACACAGGAAACCACCACCACCACCAGCAGCACGTCCAGCACCACTACGAGTACGACGACCACGACGACGCAGGCTCCGCCCCCTCCGCCCCCTCCACCGCCAGAAACGACAACCAGCACCACGACGACAACTACGACCGTGCCTGAGACGACCACGACCGTAGAGCCGACCACGACCACATCGACCACCACCACAACGACGGTCGCCGAGACAACAACCACGACGACTAGCACCGTTCCCGAAACCACCACGACCACGAGCACGGTTCCCGTAACGACGACGACCGTTCCGCAGATTGTCCTGACCGGGGAGATCGCAGCACAACAACTGCTGACTACCGACGTTTCTGAACTGACGGAAGAGGAAGTTGAGGAACTGATCGCTGCCGTTCAGGAAGCACCGCCAGAGATTCGCGAAGAGTTTGAGGCGACCGTCGATCTGTTCTCTGGATCGTTTGATAATTACATCCCGTTGGGATCCAACATTGACGTTGGCACGCGGAGGGTCATTGTGGCTGCTAGTACGATGGTGTTCGTCGTCCCAGCACCTCGGAGAAACTCGTGAAGTGGAAAGACTATTTAGTTGAGAACGTCTGGGTTTGGGCAGGAACCGCGCTCGTCCTATTGACTTTGACGGGAAGCACCCTTACGCAGGCGTTATGGATTACCTGTGGTGCTACGTTGCTACACTTACTGTTATCCGCACTAGCAGGAGGCAAGGACGATGAATGATATGTTGCTCAAAGCCAACGCTACGGTTGCCAAGTTTCTTGATCTCGGGCAGCGGTTGTTCTCGCTGTTCCTCGCCAACGCGCTGCCTGCGGTTACGGGTGGTGCGGTGATCGGTGTCTCGGTCGCGAAGTCGGCTCTCCTTGCCGGGTTCATGGCTGTTGTTCAGGTGATTCAGAAACTTGCTGCTGCGTCCACGGACGGAGAACTCACGAAGGAAGAGATCGCCGAAGCGTTCGGAAAGAAGTGAACGTAAATGGCTAAGACTCCGTATCCCGTCGTCAAGGTGAAACTGTGTTCACATCTTCAGGGTGTGACACCGGGCGAACTGCCTGATTCGTTGTTGCGTTCCATCGAACACAAGGGAAAGTTGCATCATTGTGCAGCCGACGCATACGAGGCGATGGACGAGGCTGCCAACGCGGAAGGTATCGACCTCGCGCCGACCTCACAGGCGGATACCTACCGTTCGCTGGCGACGCAAGAATACGGGTTCTATCAGCGTTACACCGATAAGCCGAAACCGAAGTGGATGAAGCAGACTCCCCGTATCTACAAGGGGAAGGCGTGGTATCTGAAGCCGAAGATGGCTCCGATGGCTGTTCCGGGAACCAGTAACCATAACCTCGGGATCGCGGTCGATATCGCGAACGCTTCGGGGAAGCGGTTGGACTGGTTGCTGAAGAACGCGCATCTGTACGGTTTCTCTTGGGAAGTTCAGTCGGAACCGTGGCATCTGCGCTACGTCGCCGGGGATGACGTTCCTGAAGCGGTGACCAAGTGGAAGAAGAGCCGTGGATAATGGATTGGCTATGGTTCTGGCTGCGTTGGTCGCAGCGGTCGGTGGCGTTGTGGTGGCACTCATTCAGGCGTTACGGAAAGAGAATCGCCAAGATCACGACCTCGTAACACGCCAGTTGGGGCATCTGTTTCGTATTGCCCTCAGGACGGAGGACAAGGTCGCTAAGGTGGGAGAGCAGGTGAACGACCACCTACGCTGGCACCAAGGAGGAACAGATGGGGTTGCTGAAGGACGAGATAGGACAGGAAGCAGCAAACCGTAAGGCGAGACGCACACGGATTGAGGAAGTCCTAGACGCGCTTTCGGACGACGACCAGAAGGATCTCATTGACGCGATTCGTGATGCGCGAATAGTTCCCCGAGCAATCGCAGGCGCGTTACAGAAGCGTGGTATCCAGATCTCAGAAGGTGCGATCCGTCACGCGAGGAGTCACTATGGGGCTGTCTGACGAGATCCGCCAAGAAGATTCCAGCGACCTGCTACGTCTACGTCGTGAACGTGACTCCGCGGTTCACTTAGCCGCGAACCTGAAAGAACAGTTAGAACTCGCGCATCGTGCGCTCACAGTCATTGACGCGACGACGAACGCGATCCTGGAACCGCCAACGTGGCTATCGCCCGAGAAGCCGAAACAGAAGGCTGCGACCGTTATCGCGATGCTGTCCGATACACACTTTGACGAGGTTGTGCAACCGCAGGAAGTCGATGGACTGAACGCATACAACCGTGAGATCGCGGTGCTTCGTTTAGAAGCGTGGTCACAGAACCTGATCAAGATGACCCGGCACTATCTGGCTGGTATCAAATATGACGGATGCGTGCTGATGCTCGGTGGGGATATGTTCTCGGGCGACATTCACGAGGAACTGTCGGAGACGAACGCGGATACGTTGCTGTCGTCGCTGCTGTTCTGGTCGGAGCAGATCGCTGCGGTGATCGGGATGCTTGCTGACGAGTTCGGTAAGGTTCACGTTCCGGTCGTAGTCGGCAATCACGGGCGCACCACACGCAAACCGCGCATGAAGCTTCGCGCCAAGACGAACTACGACTGGCTGTTGGGCAAGATGGTGGAGCGTCATTTCGCGAAGGATCGACGGATCACGTTCCTGATCCCTGAAGGGTCGGATGCATTCTTTGATGTATACGGTCACGGACAACTCTTGACGCACGGTGATCAGGCTCACGGTGGCGGTGGTATCGGTGGTATCTATCCGCCGATCATGCGGTTGCGTGCGCGGAAGGCGCAACGGTATCTCGCGACCGGGCAGAACTTCAGCACCCTTTGGATGGGGCATTGGCACCAGTATCTTCCTTCACCGTCGCTGGTCGTGAATGGCAGCCTGAAGGGTCTCGATGAGTATGCGTTCATCAACAACTTCGGTCACGAGGTTCCACAGCAGGCGATGGCGATCGTGACACCCGAACACGGGATCACGGTGCAAGCACCGATCTTCTCCATGAACAGGAAGAAAGAAGGTTGGTGATGGAAGATCGCACGTTCGTCTGTGTCGATTGGTACGACGCTTACTCATACAACGAGCAGTGGGTTGATTACGCAGAAACCGACCTGGGCGCGGTCATTAACAGATCTGTCGGGATCCTTATCCCGAACGCCAAGGACGGCTACGTTGTGCTTGCCCAGACCGATAATCAAGAGGATGCGTACGACGGTCTGTTGTTTATTCCAGTTGGCATGGTGGCTAATCTGCGAGTAGTTTCGGATATGCGTAGCGTCCCCTTCTCCGCTACGTCGGATTGAGCGTTCCCCTGCCTGCCTCCTGGGCAGGGGATCGCTCTCCGTTACTTGTTCCAGTAGAGACGAACCACCACATCGTTACACCCTTCGGGCAAACTTACCGAGTGCGAAACCGCACGACTAGGAGGAGTTATGTCCACGTTCACTACTATTGCGAAGCCGGCACACGGCAGCAAAGAATGGTTGCGACTGCGTTGGCGCGACGAGGAAGGTCGATGCACGTTCGGTGCTTCCGACGCTCCTGCGCTGATGGGCTTGTCACCATACACATCGCGTGCAGAGTTGTACCTGACCAAGCGCAACGAACCGCAAGCGTCTGCCGAGACCTCGGCGTTCCGTCGCGGTAACTTGCTGGAGCCTGTTCTCGTCGGAGAAGCTTCACGTCTGCTGTCGTTACCGATCGTTACACCGAACCTGATGTATCGGGATGGTCGGTTCACCGTGACGTTGGACGGAGTGGATGACGAGACCGAGCCGAACGTTGTGGTGGAAGCGAAGACGACTACGCGCTACACGGTGCGCGACGCAGATGACCTGCCTTACGACTGGCGTTATCAAGGTTGGGCGCAGATGGCGGTGACCGGGGCGCAAGTGTTCTTTGTGGTGCTGGACCAGCATCAGGACATTCGGCTGGTGGAACTGAAGCGGAACGAGTCGGCTATCGAGAGCCTGCTACGCGAGTCGGAGCGGTTCGGGTCGGCGGTCGATGAGGGGCGCATTCCCGAGGACGACAACGAACTGCTGTCTGCGAAGATTATTGCGTCGCTGTACGAAGCACGCAACGAGTCGGTGGAGATCCCAGCCGACGAAATGTTCTGGCTCCAGCAGTTCCAAGAAGCCAAGGACATGATCGCCGAAGGCGAGGTCTTGAAGACTCAGGCGGAAGATCAGATCGCGACGCTCCTGAAGCACGCTTCTGAGGGAACGTTCAACGGTCAGAAGGTCGTGACGTGGAAGGAAACCGAAGGGCGCACGTCGCTAGATACGAAGCGTCTGAAGGCTGAGCAGCCAGACCTATACGAGCAGTACCTCACCAAGGGGAAACCATTCCGCACTATGCGGATCAGCAAGATCGCACCACGGATCTGACGTGGGCGTAACACAAACCAACAACAAGGAGGAAGCAAGTAATGGCTATTGACATGAGTGACTATGTGGATGTTGCGGAACGTATCCGCATATTCGCGAAGAAGTATCCAGAAGGGTCGTTGCGACCGCTAAACACAGAACGCCCATACGAGGTGATTCAGGTCGGTGACCGCACGTTCATCGCATTCACGGCTGCTGCCTATCGGAACCCGACCGATCCCTGTCCGGGTGTCGGAACAGCATGGGAACCGATTCCTGGTCGCACTCCATACACACGGGATTCGGAACTAATGAACGCCGAAACTTCGGCATGGGGACGTGCCATCGTCGCGTGTCTCGTGGCAGACACCAAGCGGATTGCTTCGGCTGACGAGGTTCGTGCGCGATCCGAGGAGGGTGCAACTATTCCGTTCCCGAAGATCCGCCCCGTCGATGAAGAGGATCGTCATCCTTCGGCACATCTGTCCAAGGGCAGTCGTAGCCGTGAGGAGATGATCGCTGATGCGAACGCGAAGAGTGATGCCATGCGTGCGAAGAACGCGCAGGTCGGTATCACCGCTTCGCAGGTCGGTCTGATCAAGAAGCTTGCCCGTGAGAGGAACATCTCGGATGTGGTTGCGACCGCACGAGAGGTACTCGGCGACCACGATGTGAGTTCGCTTGACCACCTGAACAAGAAGCAGGCTTCCGACCTGATCACGCACCTCATGAACGGGGCGAAGAAATGACGACGCTTCCGTATCGTGGCACGGAGGGATACGTCGATCGTGACGCATCTCGTGAACGTGCCGAGCGTGAAGCACGCGACGGATCCGCTGGCGACCGGCAGGAGCGCATCACTGCGTTCCTGCTGGAACGCGGAAAGTTCGGTGCGACATGGGTAGAGGTTGCCGAAGAGATCGGTGAACATCACGGCAAGGTTTCCGCGTCGTTGTCGGTTCTACATAAAGCCGGCACGGTATTCCAGTTACGGCAGAAGCGGAGCCGTTGCCATCCGTACGTTCACGAGGTATATCGGCAGGCTTGGTTACCTGAGCAACGGTATGACGTTTCGGTGCGCACCCGTAAGCGCAGCAATCACGACCTCGCGGAGATACGAGATGCGGTCGATCAGATCCTCGTGATGACGGATCTGTTCACCGACGACGTGAGCGAGTTTGAGGTGGAAGCGGTGATCAACTTCATTCGCAAGGAAGCGTTGTATGTGAAGGAGTGTCTCGGTGAATCGTAGACGTGAAGAATGGCGGAACCGGGCTGCTTGCCGTGGGAAGCCGAGTTACTGGTTCTTCCCTGAACGGTCGCAAGGCGCACAACCGTACAAGAAGGGTAAAGAGGTCTGCACAAACTGTTCCGTCAAGAAGGAATGTGGTGCGCTCGCCGATGAGTTCCTATCGACGGGAGATAAGTATGGGCTATTCGGTGGTCTCACACCTGCAGAACGTCGCATCGCCCGTAGGGTGAACATTAACAACGTGATCTGGAAGGGAGATACGTGGTGAAGGAAATGCTGTACACGGTCGTCGTGAACGACCGAGAGGTACTCAGTCAAGTGTCATATGACCAAGCGGAACGGATCGTTCAGCGGTATCAGGAGAACGGTCACGACGCATTCCATTACGAGGATGGTTCGCGTGACGGATGACCGCAAAGGTGAATGTCAAGGTGACCGCGATCGTTGCACTCTGAAGGAACGTTGCCCGTTGTACGGTCTGCTCGGTAAACCCGGGCGCGACGGGAAGAAACGAGTACGAGGATGCGGTGATCCGCGAGCGCGTGGCAAACGCAACCGTGCGAAGGGTGACAGTAAGGCGCGACGCGCACGAAAGAAACTCGGACTCACGGGAAGCAACACAAGACATGAAGAACATTGGGGAGGACACCTGAGGGTGGAAGTCAAATCAGGAGCGCAGATACAACCGATAGCGACAAGGTTCCTGGCAGCGGAGGTGCAATCGACGAACGCGAAGGCGATCGGCGACATACGACCGTTCGTGATGGTCGCGATGCCCGACGACATGACCGATGGCATCGTGCTGATGCGTTTGTCGGAGTTCGGATTGCTGTTCGGAGGCACGGAATGAGCGTGCGGTGGATCTCTCACGTCTGGCGTTCGTCACCGTACAAGGGCGACAAGCTTCTTATACATATGGCGTTGGCAGACTTCGCGAATGACGAAGGTTTCTGCTTTCCGTCGCAGCGCACCCTCGCGAAGAAGGCTCGCACCTCGGAAGGCTATGTCCGGGCAGTGATCAAGCAGATGGTGAAGGAGGGTCATGTGGAGATCGTTACCGCTGGGCGCGGTCGCGGTAATACGTTTGAGTATCGACTCTTGACGCTCGGACAAGAAACCGTCACAGAGAAACGGGTTACGGAGAAACCCGTTTCTACGCCGCGAGAAAACCGCTACTCCGATGATTCCACACCTCTTATTAAGAACCGTCATGAACCGTCATTAACCCAGGAGTTTGATTCGTTCTGGAAGGCGTACCCGAAGAAGGTCGCCCGGGCGACAGCACAGAAGGCATTTGCGAAGGCGTTTGCACGTCACGAAGGTCTCACCGTCGCCGAACTGATCGCTGGTGCGGAGCGATACGCGAAGTCGATCACGGATCCGAAGTTCGTGGCGTACCCTGCGACGTGGCTGAACGGTGACCGCTGGCTGGACGGTGAGGTTACCCAATCGGCTAAGATTGTGGAAAGCCCGAGGGCGCAACAAGCACGGTCGTTGGGAGCAGCCTTCCGACTTACACGAAAGACCGAAGCACAACTGTTGGACGCGATAGCAGGTTACGAACTGGACGCGCGGAAGGTTGCCCTAGACGAGTATCGGAGCAACAAGTGAAACTGATTAAGGCAGGCATCCTCACCGCGCTGATCGCTATCGGAGTGGTTTCGGTCGCGAAGACGGAAGCAACCGCACCGCCGATCACGGTCGCATCGACGACCACGATCACGACTACGACGACCACCTTGCCCCCGGTCGGCTACGAAGCGCAACATCCCGAATGCGTTCCGTACCTGACGCTGGCGGTTTCCGTGGGTTGGACTGAGTCCAAGCTTCCGACGCTGGAGCGTGTCATGTGGAAAGAATCCCGTTGCCAACCTCACCAATACTTCTCGGGGGATCCGAATGGTGGTTCGCATGGGCTTACACAGATCAACGGATTCTGGTGCCAGCCGTCGCGATATCACGAGAACGGTTATCTGCAACATCTGCAACTTCTGTCGTCGTGCGATGACTTGTACGATCCCGTAGTGAATCTGCGTTCCGCATTGGCGATCTATGAGTATGGTGATTCGTGGTCACCATGGGGAATCTGAGGCTTGCAGCCAGTCCTCTCCAGATGCGTCAGGTAGAGCGAAACGGGGCAGGACGGGGGAAGGGTGCGCCCATCTCTCCCTGGGCTTCCTACGATGAGTTTCTACGGATAACCCGAGTCATTACTCGGTCTTAACGAAACCGCTAAGGTCGATCGGTTTCGGGTAGGGTGAACCTATCGGTTCCAAGGGGGAACCGAGAAGGGAAGAAGGGTAATGTCCACGAAAGACAATGCTGTGAGCAAGGCGCAAGCCAAGGCAGTCAGCGATGAAATCATGTCGGCGATCAAGCCGATCCTTGACAAGCATGGTCTCATGCTTAGCAAGACGGCTAGCAAGTACGGCATTTACTACGAGATCAAGATCGTCGCAGCGAATGTTGATCTGGGTAAGAACGGTGTGAACCTTGCTTCACCCGAAGCACGGGAATGGGTTCTCTACTCCTTCCAGTACGGATTGACACAAACGCAAGCGAAGGATCTGTTGGGCGAAGTCATCTACACCAATGCCAAGGTAGGGGATTGCGTTCTCGTCGGGTACAACGGGCGGAAGCACAAGCACCCCGTCATCGTGAAGTCGTTGCGCGACGAGAAGCAATACTTCGTCACCACCGACCAACTTCGCAAGAAGTGTGTCGCGATGGGCGCGAAGCCGATGGAAGCGGTTGAAGTTCCGTTCGTTCCGTTTGACTTCTCCGCCGAAGGTGCCAAGTGAAGAAATACGTCTGCGACCGTTGCGACGCAACGTTCACCAAGGCGACCGACAAGATGATGCACTTCGTTGATGCGCATGATCGCGGGTTCGTCCCCCGCGATCAGCGCACGCGACGTTCTACCGCTTGCTGGTCATGCAATGGCGACATCGCCCGGGGCGAAAGCAAATGTTCATGCGGATGGACACATCCGTATGTACAAGTAACAACCAACAACAAGGAGGAAAGCAAGTGAGTTACCGTTTCTACAAGGTGACCGCGATCGTCGCGGTTGAGCAATACGAAGCACAAGATCTGTGCGACGAGCATCGACTCGTCATCAGAACTGGCATTGACGGAGTTCAGATGCTTGACGATGACGACGTACTCATTGACATAACCGAAGAAGAGTTGGTTCTGACTCCGAAGGTTGCCGACGCGCTGCAAGGCGCGTTCGCCCGACTGCGTAGCGAGGTGAAGTGATGGCACTCATCGCGTCGTTCCACATCAGTTGTGATTCCTGTGGCAGGCAATCATTACGTTTCCGTTCAGAACTTGCCACCAAGAATCAAGCAATGCGTGAAGGGTGGATTCGCACCGTCAAGCACGGTGACCAATGCCCAGATTGTCGGGAGAGCGCACCGAAGGGAGTATCGGAATGACGAAGCAAGCCTGCTTCCGACTGCTATGCGATTCGTGCGGTCGGCTTACACATTGGCACGAAACCGAAGAGATCATGCGTGATCAAGCGTCATACCTCGGTTGGACAGAAAGCAAGAAGCACGGGGATCTATGCACCCGTTGTAAGGAAGACAACGACAAGGGGGGTTCACAATGACCGAGACAACACATCCACTGGTAAATGTCGCGATGGTGTTCTGCATCATCGCGCTCGTCACGATCGGCTACTACGCAGGTCGCTACAACCAATGGCGAGAAGACGAGATGCGCGACAGCATCCGTCGTCGTAATCAGATCGCGCTGCGTCAAGCAGCACGAAGCAAGAACCACAACAACACAGGAGGCAATAAGTAATGTCCACGGAAACTATTGAGTGGCTCAATCAGAACGTTCTGGTTGGCTTCACAGAGAAGCGAGGCGAAGCTTGGCATTATCGTGCTGGGTCGCAGAATGGCGAAACGAATCACTACAAGGGTGCGATCCCCATTGAAGATGTTCGTCGTCGTCTGTTCTCATGGAAGGCAGTCACGATGCCGACCTACATCCAGTTGCCGAACGGCGAACTGAGCGAGGTTCCGAACAAGAAGGCGATCGTTCGCGATGACACCTACGAGGTGTTGGGCGTTCCGTCGTCGTCTTACGAACCGCATCAGTACGAAGATGCGTTGCTGGAGAAGGTGTCACAGGTGATCGACGATTCGGATCTCGCGATCGGATCGGCAGGTCTCCTGAAGGGTGGCGCGGTTGCTTGGGTACAGATTGAGATGCCAGAGAACGTGAAGGTCTCCGACGTGGAGTTCCGTCCCCATCTCTTGGCGACCACCTCATTCAATGGCTCT